GGCGGAATCCAAAGCCTTACCATCAGCGGCAGCGGGGTGTTCACAGATGCCACATCAGAGACTACGTTGCGTGGCTTATTTGGTGCCAGCGCATTAGCGTCTATGTCTTTCATCATCCCCGATCTCGGTACCTACGCTGGCAACTTTCAAATAACATCTTTGGAATACGCTGGCGAATTTAATGGGGAAGCCACCTATTCGTTGACGGCGGAAAGCGGCGGCACTATTTCATTCACGGCTGCCTAATTGAGTGGGTATCTTATGGCTTGGCAAACAGTAGAAATCACGCAAAACAAAACCACGGTGCAGGGCCATCAACGCGGTTTAGAGCTTGAGTTTCCTAACAAACTCAAAGCGGCTGACGCCCTTGTTGTCAACGGACGAAGCATGAAGGTGGAAACCTGGGCGCAAGACGAAAGAGATGACATTGTTCATGTGTTGCTCGCAGATGCGGGCGTAAAGGAGAAGTCAGATGACAAACCCACTAAGGGGGCAAGCGGAGATTGATCTCGGTGGTCAAACTTACAAATGTAGGTTGACCGTTGATGCCCTTATAAACATTGAAACGGCTTTAGATAAAAGCATTCTTGCAATCACACAAGATCTTTCACAAGCGAACGTCCGGCTTGTGGAAATCACACAAGTGCTTTTGTATGCGCTGCGTGGGGGTGGCAATGACTTTGACGAAAAGAAAGTGAAAACCATCATACAGAATACCGGCATTGTACAAAGCTGTTCTGCTGTCGCTCAGCTGCTGGTTGAGACCCTTAATGATCCGAATGCAGAGGAAGAAGACAACGACACAAAAAAGTAAAAAGTGACATTGATCGCATACCTTGGGATAGGTTCTTTCAAATATGCGTTGGGATGATTGGCTTACCGGCTGAGTCATTCTGGGAAATGTCACCGCGCGAAGTTTATCAAGCCATAAACGGATTCCGTGAGTTCAACACTGTTGAAAAAGAGGAACCCCTAGAGCGAGATGAACTAGAACGAATGATGGAGCTTTACCCAGACTAATGGCTACAACAGTTGATGAACTAATTGTCCGAATCAAAGCGGACACAAGACAGCTTGAAAGATCGCTGGGTAACATCAGGCAGCGCACAGATGCCGCGTTCAATGAAACGCGAGGCCGTAGATTCCAAAACACCCTGCGCGGGGTAGGTAACGCAGCCAAGATAGCGGCGGTTTCGGTCGGCGCAATAGCTGCCGTCAAGGTGGCGCAAACAGGCGCAGAGTTTGAACAGCTTAAACTTTCTTTGCAATCAGTATTCGGATCTGCCGCAGCAGGTCAGCAGGCTTTTGATCGCATAACAAAATTTGCGCAAGAAAGTCCCTTCCAAATAAAAGACCTTACGAAAGCGTTCATACAACTAAAAGCGGCTGGCATTGAGCCAACCGAAGAAATGCTCAGCACATTCGCTGATGCAAGCTCTGTTGCGGTAGATAGTTTGGGCGCGTTCCAGGCAATGGTGCGCATCACTCAGCGCTCAACCGGCGGCGGCTTGGGCCTTGAAGAGCTTGAGCAAATTGCTGATCGCGGCATACCTGTTTACGAAATACTGGCGGAGCGCATAGGTGTGACTCGTCAGGGCATTAGCGAAATGGGACAAACCGCTGAAGGCGCGCGCAAGATCATGGAAGAGCTAACGGCAGGGATGGCTGAGCGATTCGGCGGCACGGTTGCCTTAAAGATGGATAGCTTGAATCAAAAGCTATCAAATATGTCTGATAATTTTGACTCACTCGCAGCCACCATATTTGAGGAAGGAGGTATAGGAGATGGCTTTAAGTTCATAGTTGATCAGATAAGTAGTGCTGTAAAAGAGCTTGATATATTTATAAGAATGCGAGCAAGCGGCATGGGCAGGGATTTCGTTACTGCTGGTAGCACGCAGGAAAGGTTAGATATTGCGCGAGCGGAACTAGAAGCGACACCTCTTAGGTTTGGCGGTAACAACAGAAACGTCAACGACAGGCGCACGTTTCTAAAAGCCTTAATTACAACGCTTGAGGAACAAGTAGACACAGAGAAAAAAGCAGCTACCGCCGCAGCAGAATCCGCAGCGCAGACAGAACGCAACACGCGAGCAGCTATAAGGCAACAAGCGGCGCAAGAAAAGTTGAAGACGCTGCGTGAAGAGGAAATAGAAAATCTTGCCACGATATTGCAATCAACCGTCACGCCCGCTGAAGCGCTACAGAAACAAATGTCTGCTTTGAACGCAGAGCTTGCATTGATCGCTTACCTGGGGGCAGAAGCGAGCACCTTCACAGAGGAGGAACTCAGGGAAGCCTTGAAGCGCTTAGGTGACGAGCTTAATGAGGTCAATCAAAAATCATCAGAGCTTGCGGAGACGCTGCAAGATAAGCTGCTGAGCGCTGTTGTAGAAAATGTAAACGGCTTTACCAATGACTTCGTCATGGCGCTTATCAATGGCGAAAGCGCTCTGGAATCGTTCAAGAATTTTGCAAAGCAAATGGTTTCACAAATTATATCTGCTTTTATGCAAATGCTTGTCATAAATAAGATTATTGACGCCATTGGAACAGGTATAGCTGGTGTGTCCGGCGGCACCTACAACTCGCAAACACAAACTATTGACTTTGGCGCTTCCGGCGGGGCTATGCGCAGAGGCCAGCCGTACATTGTGGGTGAGCGCGGGCCTGAACTGTTCATACCGCACACAGCAGGCACGTTGCGCAACGGTAATGACACTAGATCAATGGGCGGTGGCGGCATAGTTATCAACCAAAGCATAAATCTTACAACTGGCGTCGCGGCAACGGTCAGAGAAGAAGTTACACGCATGATGCCGACCATCAGCGAAGTAACCAAAGCGAGCGTCTTAGAAGCTGCAAGCAGAGGCGGCAGATTTCAAAAGGGGTTGATGGGTGCCTAAGATAATAACCATTCCTACGAATCCCACGTTTGCGAGCAGCACGTTCACGCTTAGTCGTGCGGTGGCTGTTACCACTTCGCCGTTCACAGGCAAGCAAACTACACAAGAGTTTGAGCAAGCATCATGGGGCGGATCTGTTGTGCTACCCCCCATGCGCAGGAATGAGGCGGCGGCATGGCAATCATTTTTGCTGAATTGCAAAGGTGCCACGAACTTTTTCCTGTTCACTGATCCTGATGCTAAGACACCCAGAGGCACGTATAACGCTGATGCTTTACAGGCCGAAGCCCGAATAAACTCCGGATCACAGGTTTCGTCTGTCACGCTTTCGTTTTCCGGCAGCACCATAACGGCTGGCACGGCCATCTTTGATGGCTTAGTCGCGGGTGATTTCTTCTTCGTTTCAGGTGCCACTAACGAAGCAAACAACGGCACGCATAAAATACAAACCAAGAGCAGTGATACGGTGGTCATCACAACATCAGTGCTCACTACAGAATCCAGCACGGCATCATGTTCCGTTAAGCAAAACGTAAAAGGCGCAGAAGCGCTTAGCCTTGCAGCAACGTCGTCAAGCGCCACAGGCACCGTTAAACAGGGCGATTATCTTGCGGTATACAATGGCACCAGCTTAACAACAAATGACCCTGTGCAGCTTGTTATGGCCGTTGAGGACGCTACTCTGACGACCAACGGCGGTGATGATCATTATTCTGTAGCAATACAGCCAAAACTGCGCGCTGATCTTACCAACAGCCATTTGGTCGGTTTTAGCTCCCCACACAATCAATCACGGTTCCGCTTGCAGGGCAACGCCGTCGAATGGTCAGCCAATGCCGCGAACACGTACACAGGGATCACATTCCAAGTCACTGAGGTGATCTGATGGCTACGCGTCAGGGAATAGACAGCTCAATAATCAATAGATTTGATGACGAGCATGTTTTTATGTTCTTTGCGGTCAAAGCTGAATTTGATACTTCTGATATAAGGGTTCACACAAGCGGTGGCAACCTGAGTATTGATGGCGAGGATTACGAAGGTGCTGGCACGTTATTGACGATTGGCCTTATGGAAGATGACTCAGATCTTTCCAGCGCAGGCGTCACAGTGGTGCTATCTGGCATGACGCCGGACGTGCTTTCATATTCTCTGACCGAAAATTACCAAAACCGACCAATCACCATTTTTCAAGGGTTCTTGCACGGCGGCGGCGAAAGCGTGGCGGGCAAGATGATCATATTCAAAGGCCGCATGCAGAACATCAGGTTTTCTGATGACCCAAACGGAACTGCATCAGTAGTGGTAAGCGCAGAAAACAGATTGATTGATCTAAAGCGCCCTTCCAATCTGCGATATACGAAAGAGAGCCAGGAGTTTGTCTCGTCTGGTGACACCGGTTTCAACAGGGTTCAGTCGCTCGTGGATAAAAAAATTGTGTGGGGCCAAAAAGAATACTCCGGCTACAGCACGGAGATTGACCCAGCCAGCCCAGAATATGACCAGTCTGTACCGAAAAGTGACCGATGAAGAAGCTAGTAGGTTGGCAAACGTTGTTGCATCAATATCTGAGCGAGAACAAAAACAGGGAGTTCGCTTGGGGTGATTGGGATTGCTGCACATTCGCCAACGGCGCTATAAAAGCAATCACTGGCTCGTCTGTATTGCCGCCAGAGCTTTCCTGGCAGAATGAGAGTGAGGCAATGGAGGCCATACACTCTTACGGCAGGACGTTTGCGAATGCCATAAAAATGGCGTGTCGCGCTGCCGGCCTTGAGCCGATTGACGTTCAACACATAACCGCAGGCGATATTTGTGTATACATGAATGATAACGAAGAACTTTGCGGCATTTGTGATGGATTCACTCTTATAAGCCCTGCGGATCAAGGCTATGCGTTCACGAAATGTGATGCCGCAAGATTGGCGTGGAGAGTTCCTGAATGGAAGCAATAAAAAAAGCGATCATAGCCACTGTTGTTGTCGTCGCTGTCATGTACGGCGCGAGCGCTTTACTGGGATTGCTTGGTGAAGCCGGAGCGGCAGCAGCAGCGAAATACTTAACAGGGAAAGCGATATTAACAGCAGCAGCTGTCACATTCACCGGATCATTGGCAAGCTCAGCGATGGGCGCTGTTTTCAATCAAGGCGGGAACCCAAACAACGCAAATCTAGGCACCAAAACCACATCACGCCAAGCTATCGCACCCAGGCAGATCGTTTATGGAACTTGCCGAGTTGGCGGGGTCATTGCGCACATTGAGACTACCGGCACCAATAATCACAAACTATGCATCATTTCTGTTGTATCAGGGCACCCTATAGCTGGGTTCAATTCCGTCCGTTTGGGAGATACGACGTGCACCACAGCATCAAGCACCGTTTCTGGTGAGACGGTGTTCCGCGTTACCAATAGTGATTTCGTTAACAGCGATAACGAAAACGCTTTCACCGGCGGATCATTAGTCAGATTCACATTCCATGATGGGACGCAAACTGCGCGAGATGGGCTAGCGGCTGCTACGCTTGGCAACACATCAATACCCACCACGCACAAATACATTGATTGCGCATACTTTTATTTTGAGTTCATCTTTGATGCGGAAGCAATGAGCAGCATTCCGCCGATCAGTTATGTGTTGAAGGGCAAGAATGTTTTCGATCCAAGAACAAACGCCGCAGCAACAACAGATTTACAACG